ATAGAGCCATAGCAGATTCTATCATTGACATTTTTAAGCATCGAAAATCTTTATACGCATTTAATAAGAAAGCATTATATGTATTAATAAGAGAAAGATCTAATATCCCCATGACAAATACAAACAGAATCACTAAGATAGTAAAAATATTTAAAGATGATTTCGATTTGCAATTTAATAAATACATGAAGAAATAATATGGAAGATATAAAATTATTTGATGATTTTAGCATGTCAAATCTCTTGAAAGAAATTTATGGCAATTCTAAAAAAAGATCAAAAGAATTAGATAAGACATTAAAAGGATTAGATGGAGTTGTACAAAGTGTAAATGATGCAGTAGTTATTCTACCGGTTGTTAAAGAATTTTTTGATGTGATGGTTAAAAATGACGATCAACTTATAAAAATGGCAGCTATTGTACAAAGAATGTATAGTAAAGCAGCATCTATTTCAAGTGGCGATTTTAACTTAACAGAAGAAGAAAAAGAAATGTTACTTCAAGAGTTATCCCAAGAAACGCAAAAGGAGCTGACTGAATTAAAGATGCTACAAAAAGCGGAGGATAACTTATTAGATGAATTTCAAGACATAGATAAACAACTAGAAGATGGGCTATTTAGTATCGGCGGAAGTGATAGAGACCTCTAAGGCGTATGGTAAAAATCAAAAAGATGACAAAGGTAGAACGCTTCCATTAGGCTCTGTAAAAATCAAATTACATCCTAATTCTTTGATAGGTAATGTTCGCGCTCACTATGCTAGACCTTTGTTTACTAACTTTAGAAATGTACCTTTAAGAGGAGAGCATGTAGTTGTTTTTGAGCTTACTGGATATGATGGTACCGATGCTCCAAACTTAGATAAAGTATTGTACTATATTCCTTTGCCGATTAATTCAACTAATGATTCTGTAATAAATCAAATACCTCACGCGTCTAATAGATCTAAAACATCTGATAACAAACCGGCCCCTCCTTTTGTAACTCCTGGAAACACCTTCCCTAAAAGACCTTACACAGCTAACTTTATACAGCCATTTGAAGGAGATACAACTTTTACCGGACGAGGTGGTTCTTCCATAAGATTAGGTATAGGTTCTGGACCACATCCACAACACGAAAATCAACCTACATGGAAATCAGGAAAAGCAGGAAATCCAATAACTATAGTCGCTAATAAACCTATAGGACCTAACAAACCATTACCCAACGAAGTAAAAGATATACCCAATAGAGAAATAAAAGATTCATTATCCTATGCAATAGAAGACGCAGCTAATGACTTCTCTACTACTTACTGGACTTCGGATCAAGCCTTATCAAGATTTGTTTCGGTTAGAGCATGTCCTTCTCCTTTATCTAGCATTCCAAGTTTCAATAAAGCTCAATCGGCTACAAATGCAGATAGGATAGTAATTCAAGCAAAAAAAGATGATATGATGTTAATAGCTAAAAAAACATTATATTTATCTGCCTCAAAAATAAGACTTACTACTAATGAGCATGATGTAGATTTTGACGACCTCGTAAATTTTGTTCAAGAGTTACATAGCGAAGTACAAGCATTAGCTAGCCCTGGAGGTATAACTACATCACCTCTTGGAGGACCTTCCTTAGTTTCTCCACGGCTACCTAGTATAATATCATTAAAACTAAAGTACACTATAAATCCTAACAGAGGTGTTTGGGAAGGAGGCTGTTCTCAAGGATTTCCACAACCTCCCTCATTACCTGCGAATTTTAAATTAGGAACCGATGGATTATCTCGAGTAGCTCCTACAGGCTTTACAAATAGCATACCTGGAATGGATGGTAAAGCAGGAGGTTCCGTAACTGCATCTCCGGATATGCCCGGAGGTACTGATTCTACTACAAATTCAATAGGTAATCCATCTGGAAATTTACCTGATTTATCTATTAATCCTAATATAAGTCTACCTAATATAAAATTACCCGGTACTCCCGGAGGAGCTAGTAATCCTAATACAGAACCTATTCCGGAAGTCGCAGGAGAGTCAACTGAACCAGATGGCACTCCGTCAAATACGCCCGGTACACCTCAAGGCGAAGGAACAGCTACACCACCTGAATCACCGGGAACTCCTGGAAATCCTAGTGGACCTAGTGAACCCGGAGGACCTGGCACAGGTAATCCAGATAGCGCTCCCGGACAGCCAGGCGGACCTGGAGGGCCTAATGGACCCGGAGGACCCGGATCTCCCGGTACCCCCTTCAATCCAGAAACTGATTTAATTAATATACCGATAGATTTTATATATCCTGATGGTAAATGTTATGGTCATTTATTTAAGATAGTTTCTATTCTTAAAAGCAAAAGAACTCTAGCAGTAGTATCTGATGTTGTCTATTTGATATTAGTCATAAAAGAAAATTGTAAACCTGGTTGGTATATAGTAGGGGATAAATTCAAGTATAATACAGATATAGAAAAATTACTTTCAACCAACTTGTTTATATTAGAAGAATCAATGCTTGTAGAAAAAAAGATATTAGTTAATTCAGATTGTATAAGAAAAGAACTAGAAGTTACTTTGTATGAAGACAATTATGCTCATTTATCTCACGAATTAGTAGACTTAAATAAAATAGTAGAAGTTAATTTTTAAATTTATCATGCACTTTAAATATTTATTATAAACATGGACAAGAACTCCCTTATAAAATACTTAGTAAAAGAAATATCTCAGGAATTAAAAAAAGAGATAAAATCTATAATTAGAGAAGAATTCAATAATTTAAATACTAAAAATACAAGCAAGGTATTAGAAAATACTTATGCTACAGAAAAAAAACCAATTAAGTCTAATAACTCTTTAGACTCTCTTTTATCAGGAACTACACCTTTTAACAGTTTGGACATGGATTATGGCCCTTCTGTAACTACTGAAAATATAAATACCTCTAATTACTCATACAAAAACGAACCTTTAGTTGATATGGACGGAAAAGTAGTATTACCTTCATCAGAAGGAGGTAATCTAATGAATAAATTACTTTCTAGAAACTATACACCGGTATTGAAAAAAGCAGAAAAAATAAAATAATGGGTAGAATAATATACAAGGCATATCCTCCTGATACAAAATTAGATAAAGCTGTTGGAATTTTATTACCGTTTAATAGAAATACATTTGTTAAGAGTGCGTTAGAAGCTTACAATAAAAAACCTTCAAGAGATGTAGGGCCTTTCAAATTATCCTATACTACCGAAGAACAAGCAATTAGTAATTTAATAAATTTACTAATGACTAGAAAAAGCGAACGATATATGCAACCTAATTTCGGAACAATTCTTAGAGATTTTGTTTTTGAGCAAAATAGTTTTTTCAATAGAGGCTTTTTGGAGTCTTCACTAGAGGAGGATATAGGATTTTGGCTTCCTTACATAGTTCTTAAGGACTTAAGCGTAGGTATTGGCGGTAATCAAAACTACGGATATTCAGAACAAGAAAATTCAGTTAATGTGAGAATCACATTTTCTGTTACAGAAAGAGGTGCCAATAGAACAATAATAATCTATAATTCGGGTAATGATTTAGCCGCTGAAATATTATAAAAATGAGTAAAAGAAGTAATTTAATTAGTAAGGATGTAAAATATGTAAATAAAGATTTCGGAGAATTCAGACAATCTTTAATAGATTTTTCTAGAAATTACTTTCCTGACACCTACAATGATTTTAATGAAGCATCTCCAGGTATGATGTTTATAGAACTCGCTTCTTATGTAGGAGATGTTTTGTCATTTTATACTGATATTCAACTAAGAGAATCTTTATTATCTACTGTACAAGAAAAAATAAATTTGTACAACATTGCTAATTCCTTAGGATTTAAACCATCTTTAATTACTGGTGCTTCCGCGGATTTAGATATATATCAAATAGTTCCTTCTACAGGCAATGGACCTAACAATAAACCCGATTTTAAATATGCTTTATCTATTGACTCTAATTTAGTAGCTTCAAGTGGAGAAAATGTAACTTTTAGAACAATAGAATCTGTTGACTTTAGATATAGTTCTTCCTTGGATCCTACAGAAATATCCGTTTATTCTATTGATAATGCAGGAGAAGTTGAAAATTACTTATTTAGAAAAAAAGTAAAAGCCGTATCAGGAACTATCATATCAAGACAATTTAGTTTTGCATCTCCTAAACCT